GTTCTCATCAATATCTTTATCAGTATAATTCAATTTTGCATTTTTTGCAAACACTGATTTAGTGCCAACGAAAAACTTACCGTTCTCTGGATTCGTACCAGCAAAAATAGCAGGTGCACCATCCCATTTAGTTGTGACGTTTATCTTTGAGCCTGTGTGACCAGCAAGCATATCACGCAATGAACGAAGAAAGTTTATTGACTCACGTGCGCCAGAAACACCAGCATTGAGAACGTTATCTTCTAAATGTTCAAGATGAAGGTTCTTTGCTTCTTTACTTTCTTTTAGATAGTCCATGAATTTCATTTTTTTGTAAAAGCACCCATCTTGATAAATGCGTTAGTCTTACCTTGAAGATTTTTACCACCAGTATCAGTAAAGGTTATATTACCATCAATAATTGTTTCGCCGTTAGGTGACTTAAAGATGATGTTAGCATTATTAGTTTGATTATTGCGCTCTAACGTCAGATTAAATTCATTCTGAAGTTGTTCTAACATCTGGCGTAGTTTTTCTGATTTTCTGGAAGAAAGCACTTTTTGTTTTTGATTCCCAATAGCAGCATAAAAATCATCTTCACTATCTAAACCCAAAATTTTAAGAACACGCCTATTAACAACCTCTTTATTCTTTTTATAATATCGATTGAAAATATCAACAATCAATTCAATTACTTCACCGTGAGTTTTTTTCGCTACAGAACGAGCAGAGTCTTTTGACTTACCTTTTTCCATTTCTGTTTTAATAATACCTTGTAAAGCATAAAGACGATCTAAATCTTTTTTTGAACCGTAGTCTTTGGCAAATCTTTGAATGAATAATTGAGAGTCTTTCGTGTCGAATGATCCCTCATCATAAAATAAATCTTTAACTAAAGACATAAAAGTTTTATTAGCAAGATTGATGCTTGGTGTCTTATACGCTTTCAATGAAGCACAAATACGATCAACAATTTCACGTTTGTTCATCTTACGTACGGTAAGAATTAAATCAGATTTGCTGATACCTTTTTCTTCTAGACCCGTCAAATGAATATCAAACTGTAAGGTGTTATAGTCATCACCTTTCAGAATCATATCATCAAAAATTTGTTTAGCAAGAGCAGCGCCAGCAGATTCCATTCTTATCATTTCACCAGGCAAAGACTTTTTATCTTTGTCTTTTAACTCAGCGGTCATTATAAATTTTTTCTTTTGAAGCATCTGCGCTTTAAGAACAGATGGCTTCGAACGTTCTGTTGTTAAATTCCCACCAGATTGTTCAATCAACTTTGATAATTTATATCCAGTTACATATTCAGAGTAGTAACCCATATGTGATTTCAAATCAACTTTATCTTCTTTCAACATGTTCATGTTAATTCTCACTGAAGTTTTTTGACCAAAAGAAAGGCTGTTTATAGCATTTCTGACTTTTTCAACGATACTTAAAAAGAAATCTTTTAAGGGTTTTAAAAAATTAAATGATAACTCTGTTATTAGAGACTTATATGGTTTCATTTCTTCGTATCGAATCTTACAACAATTTCGTTAAGTCTTACTTCTTTACTTTCTTTTAGATAGTCCATGAATTTCATTTTTTTTATTCTTGTGTTAACCATGCAGTTCTATATGCTCTAGGAAATATTCCTATTCTAAAACCCGTAATTGTTTCTCCCGTTGGTGTTTTTGCGCTTCTTCCTGTTGCGGTTCTTGCTCCAAATACTGGACAATAATTTTTATCTGTTTGCAAGTCGTTACCATTTTTTATGGTGTGTTCATAAGTTACGCTTCCATTTCGATTGATTGTAACATCTCCTTGCGCTAATATGTTTACATTGTCTAAGCCATAAGCTGTCCCATAATCTTTTCCATAAACAGAATTGAAAATTATGTTAGTGTCTTTTATTTCTTGTTTCACATCTTCTATTCTTTTATTCTTTTCCATATTTTTGAGCAATTTGAAAAAGTCTTTTGTTTCTTGACTTTCCCATATATAAGTTGATGCTTGTTTTGAAATTCCAGAATAATTTTGAAATCCTTTTGCTGTGTTTCCTAATTTATAGGATACATAAAAACAAGGAGAAAGTTTGTTTCCTATTTTTTTTACTAGAACAAAATCCGCTTTAGGTTCCGAGCCTACTATTGCAATCGCGCCAACAACACATTTTACAGTAAATCCACATATTCTCAAATCAACTCCGTTGGAATCTACCATAATCTTCTCTAACTGTTTATTGAAATCTGACACACCTATAACATCGGACTTTTCTTTCAATGTTTTAGGTAATTTTGCTGATTCACAAAAAGTTTTATCTATTTCTCTAAATTCCGTTCTATCAAAATCTTTTAAATTAAGTTTAGATAAAAATCCATAGTAAACTTTTGCTGGCGTTTTAGCGGTTGTTTTTTTAGCAGCAATCGCTGTTGCTGATTTGGGCTTTACGACCAATGAAAAAGAATTGAACGATACCTCTGTTTTTTTAGCTTTGACTTTTCCTTTGAAAGTTTTTGCTATTATAAAAGCTACTTTTTCTCTTTCCTCTGTTTTTCTGCTAGGTATTTCGATCCGTATTGTTTTCCCGGAGTCAATTACATTTTCTTTTCCATACTGTTTACTCATTTTAGAAAATAGTTGTGCTTTAGTCAAAACTGAAGTTGCCATAAATCCCCCAAGTTATTAGAGTATTTATACTTTGAAGCCTCCGAACTTGTTGCCTGACGTTCTTTCTCGTTCACCAAAAGTATTCAGTGGCTTGTCATCTACTTGACCTGAATCTACAAGGTCTTCTTGTGCTGACTGTTCTACATCATACAGTTTCATCTTAGCCCTGTCAATACCTACTACGAATCTTTTGAAGTAGTTAGGGTCATTATACCGATTCTTGAGTTGCTTGATCATTATTTGATTCAATTGTTGCAACTCTTCGGTACTTATCAAAGCGAACATAAAGTCTGCGGTCGCTGGCAGACCAAAAGATTCTGACGTGTCCTCAAGCCCAGGATCGCTCGAGGTGAAGCCGCTTCTGGTGGTCTGAGTGGCAGATACTATGGGTACATCAAACTCAACGGCCAGACCTCTCAGTTCTTCTGCAATTGCTTTGATATATGAATAACTATTTACGTTAGCACCGGGCTTGATTCTGGCACTTGCACAAATGTTAAGATAGTCAATAAAAATGATGTCAGGATGAAAACTTTTCTTGAGTTGCAATTCATTTAACAAAGCACGAAAATGAAGTGCTGATGCTGCTGCCGTAGGATATTCTTTGATGATGAGTTTACCTTGTGTCTTGACTTTGAGTGCGGAAAACTTGCGATCATAGTCTTGTTTTGAAATTGAGTTCAAGTCTGCAATGTCAATATTCAATAGATTGGCATCAATACGTTCAGCAATACGTTCTTCTGCCATTTCAAGTGTGATGTACAATACATTTAGCCCCTGTGACAAACAAGAACCAGCAACATGACACATGAACAAAGATTTACCAACACCTGTATTGTGTGATGATGCTCCATTAGTGTAATAACGATGATTGTCGTGTTCTACATGAATATCCACAATAGGAATTTTATTTCCCGTATACTTGATATTCCCGTTGTGCCATCCGTCATCACACAAGTATTGATAAGGAACATATCCTACAACAGTCTGTTCGTGCCAGATGTCTTTAGCATATTTCCATCCCCTATCTGTTTCAAAAAGATGATTTTCGTTTACCCTAACGATTCTTCCATCCTCAAGTTCAAGACAATATTCTTCCCATCTTCCTTTGTCCACAAACATAGAAACAGGAACAAATCCATCAGGAGAATCCACTTCCACTTCATTGTCTATCAATAAGTCGTTTATTTCCGAAATAGAACAAGTTTTTTCAATCCATTTATTCATATAAATCCTAAAAATACTAAATATAATAATAGCACGAAGTCAAAAGGAAAAAGTAATGTATCAATCAATATATAATAACATTTGTGATTACGGTAGTCAACGAAAATCTCTCTATAAAAAAGGCAGTGGTTTACACAGGCATCATATTATTCCTAAACATTCTGGTGGACAAGATGAAGAATCTAATTATACTTATCTTACAGAAAGAGAACACATAATAGCTCATTTTCTTTTGTGGAAAATAAACCGAACAGAAAAAGACCTTTGGTCATGTCAATACCTAAAAGCAAAATCTTTTATACCCAAAGACATTAGAAAACAACAAGCATCTATGGGCGGCAAAATTGGAGGTAGAAAACAAGCTGATTTAGGATTAGGCTTTCATCAATATAAACATAATCCTGAATTACATAGGTCTTGGGCATCTTTAGGCGGCAAAGCACATAAAAACAAAAAAACTATGTATAAGCCAGGAGATAAAACATTTATAAGAGTTTTGCCTAAAGACTTTCAATATTATTTAGAAATGGGATACATTTTTGGTTCACCTTTTATTTCACCAACTAAAGGAAAAAAAACAAACGTTCCGTCTCCAAGAAGAAGAAAGGTTACCGACGGAAAAACAATTTATGAATCTGTTCACGATGCTGCAATAAAAAATAATATAACCGACGGAGCTATAGTCTATCGTTGTAAATCAAAAAAAACTACTTGGGAATACGTTTACGATAACGAATCCTGACACTCGTATCTGGATGAACACAACCCGCAAGTGCAATGTTCAGAGTTTTCTTTGGCAGACCACCTTTTGTAATCTTGTTGAAGAGATCAAGATCAAAAGGTATCTTTGTTTCATGACGATGATAAAATTCGTATCGCTCATCAGAATCATCAATATAATCGTGACCAACGGATCTATCAAATGACACACCAAGTGCATCACTCAATAGTTTAGGTATTGCACCTTTTTCTTCTCTGTTTGTTTTGTCATCAAGAATCTTGACAGACTTCATGATTGCATTATAGATCGCACGATCTTGACAAAACTTTTCTGTCTGCTTGATCAGCCAAGCAACATCTGTGGGTTCATCTTTGTCTGCATTGATTTCACGAATCAACTGAATAGAGTTTCGGACTTGTTCTTCAGTTAGTTTTTTTGATTCTGTGAAATTGATTACAAGTGATTCGTAAGTGGGTAGATGCTTGAATTGATCCATGTGACCGCTGATCTCTTCAAACACATTTTTGTCAGTAGTATCGGTAAAATACTCTGTCTTTATGAATGGCAGAATCTTTC